ATTTCGGAGTCCCGCAACACCGAGAAAGGATATTCCTTATCGGAAATCTTAGAGGAAAACCCCGACCCAAAGTATTCCCTATCGGAAGAGCAAGTCGAGGCGATGATGAAGCGAACTCAAACGAACCAAGAGGAAGGGAGGGGTTTTTCTCCGACATTTCTCCGACCCTAGATGCTCACTATTACAAAGGCGGTAACGCTAGGCAGTATGTAGTTCAAACAGAATCTCGGAGAGATAAAGAGATGAGAACTTATACGGACGGAGTTGTTCCAACGCTTACAGCACAAATGGGAACAGGTGGCGGAAATGTTCCGTATGTAAAACCAGTTGAAGAAAATTTAAGAATTAGAAAATTAACTCCCTTGGAGTGCGAGCGCCTTCAGGGATTACCCGATGGATGGACGGAGTTGTATCACGATGGACGACGAGTTTCAGATTCCGAAAGATACGAACGGTGCGGACGGACAATCACTATCCCAGTCGTGGAAGCGATTGGTAGAAGGCTTCATGAGTTCTACTGAGCCATTTTCTTTTGACACGATAAGTAACTTTGATGAGCATATAGCCCAATCAATTCCAAACTATCACACGCTGACTGAAGCAATCTGTGACCTGAGTACATATTTCATGACTGAAGATACGCAGGTAATTGACCTTGGATGCTCGACTGGAAAACTATTAGAGAGACTTCCTCACCGTGGTAAGAAAGTTGGAATTGATATAGCCGACAATCTATTGCCTGAGTCCCATGGCGAAACTCTTTATGTCCGAAAAGACCTACGCGCTTTCAACGGTTTTGGTAAGTCCAGTTTGATTCTTTCAATCTTCACGCTTCAGTTCATTCCCTATGAGGACAGACCAAGAATCCTAAGCATTATCTATGACTCTCTAGTTGAGGGTGGGGCTTTTATATGGGCAGAAAAGGTCAGAGAAGAATCGGGCGAACTTGAGCAGGTAATCAACGGCGCTCACTATGACTTCAAACGCAAAGCCTTTAGCGCGGAACAGATACTAGATAAAGAGCGCGACCTTCGAAGCATGATGAAGGTGAACTCATCAATGCGAAATCAGATATTGGCAGAGAACGCAGGGTTCACGGTAGGCACAATGTTTTGGAAGTTTTTCAACTTCGAGGCTTGGATATACATTAAATGAAAGCGAAGATAAAAGTTGGGCAAGTTGCTTCAGTTGCTATCTCATCGCTTGAGGCATATCCAACAAACCCTCGCCGTGGTGATATTGAAGCGATTGCTCAATCACTCAAAGCCCATGGGCAGTACAGACCGATTGTGGTTCAGTACGGTTCAAACTTTATCTTGGCTGGTAACCATACTTACAAAGCGGCGAAGAAACTTGGCTGGAAGAAAATCAAGGTCACTTATGTGGATGTAGATGAAGAGAGCGCTCGCAAGATTGTCTTGGCTGATAATCGCCTGACCGACTTGGCTGGATACAACGAGCCACTTCTCAAATCTCTCCTTAACGCTCTACCTGAACTCGAGGGTACGGGCTTCACTAAATCTGAGGTTGATACTTTAGATAAGTTGATGAATGGGAAAGAGAAAGACAACATAAGCGATTCTAAGCCTTTACCTAACGACCCTGAAGTAAAGATAAGCGCTTGGAGATTTACGGTTGAACTCGAGGCTTACAAGGCTTGGAAAGAGCAACTATATGCCGAGGCACCGACAAGGCAGAAAGCAATCAAAGCAATCAAAGAGCGCCTAGGCTTTCCTGAGCGCAAACCCGTCGAGCCTGATTCAAAGCCTGAGCGGAGTACGAGTTCACCCGAGGATGTCGAGAGCGTAGGCATCAATGAGATAAAGGTTCATCCATTGAATCCGCGTGAGGGCGATATAGGTTCAATCATTCAATCATTAGAGTTCATGGGACAGTACCGACCTATCGTGGTCAATAAACGCACCAAACACATTCTCTCGGGTAATCATACTTATCAGGGAGCAGTTCAATTAGGTTGGGAGAAGATTGCTGTCCATTGGATTGATGTCGATGATATTGAGGAAATCAAAATCCTTATCGTAGACAATCGAACTTCGGACTTGGCAACCTATGACCCACAGGAGTTAAGCAAACTTCTTACTAGCACGGGCTTGACGGGAACAGGCTTTAGCGCTGAGGAGGTAGCCGAAATCTTAGGAGGTGGGAAAACCAAGCCTGGGCATATTCCCGTGGGTCGTACAACAATGCGAGTTGGCGAACATCAAATGAGAGTTCATACTGAGGACTTAAATGAATGGGCTAACACGATAAATGGCTGGAAAGATATTGCTGAGTTATTATGGTTACCACTAGAGGCGTGTACAACCGAGGTAGAATAAAGACATGGAAAAAAAGATAGGTAGATATTGGTTCGCTTGTGGACGCAAGAGTGGATTCGGTATTGGCTTTAATGTGAGCAAGTACGGTTTAGATATGGACTTAGGGTTTTGGTACATAGGGGTGGAGTTCTAGTGACAACGACGGTAGCAAAGAAGAAGCCATCCAAGCCTAAACCGAAAACGGGTGGCAGGGGATTGATACTTCTCGACGATTCTAAACGGGAAGAGTTAATCAATCTCATCGTGCTTGGCTTGCCAGTAAACAAAGCGGTAGCCATGGTGAACATTGCTGAGTCCACTTTCTATAACTGGATGAGCCGTGGAATGGTGGAACGGGATAGATTGGCAACGATTCCTGATGCCAAACCTAAACCCGAGGAGAAAATCTATTTAGAGTTTTTGGAGTCACTTACACGGGCGCGAGCGGAAGCAATCGCTAAAAAGGTGGCAGTCGTATCAAGTGCGGCGAGTCAAGGAGATTGGAAAGCATCGGCATGGTGGTTAGAGCGTCAGGTGCCTGAAGATTTTGGCAGGGTAGATAAGCAAGAGGTTCTATCTCATTCCGTGTCAGAGGTTAGAGTTACAGTCACCATGGGCGAGTTACAGGAAAAGATAGCCAAAGTCTTAGAGTCCCGTAAAACGAAAAGCGCTTAACTTATGACCGAGAGACTTCTCGATAAGTTCCTCGAAAGTGATTCCGTGAAACAAGCCGAGTTGCTTGCCATGCTTACACCTGATGAGCGTCATGCCCTCTTAGTCATCCTTGATGCTGAGTTGAATAATCCATGGGCTAGATGGCAAAACGACCCTGTTGGATTTGTTGAACAAGGGCTAGGCGAAACTCTTTGGAGTAAACAAAAAGAGATTTTGAATTCCTTGATGACAAATAAGAGAACAGTAGTTCCCGCTTGTCACGCGCCTGGGAAATCTCACCTAGCGGCGCGAGCAGTAGCGTGGTGGTTATCTACGCATCCAGCAGGAACAGCGGTAGCAATTACAACAGCGACCACACATCGCCAAGTTCGAAACATTATGTGGCCGCACATTCGCAGAGTTCATGCTAAGAATAACTTGCCTGGGGAAGCCGATACGGTTCAATGGAAAATAAATGGCACCGTAGTTGGATACGGATTTAGTCCAAGCGCTCATGATGAAACAGCGGTTCAGGGTATCCACGCACCTAACCTGTTAGTGGTAGTTGATGAGGCTGGAGGTTTATCAGACACAATCGGTAGCGCCCTTGAATCTCTCATGACGGGTGGCAATACCAAACTTCTTGTCCTAGGTAACCCGCCAACGGATACAGAGCAAACTTGGTTCGAGCGAATCTGCTCGAGTCCGCTTTACAATGTCATTCCAATCAGCGCCTATGACACGCCAAACTTTACTGGTGAGACAACTGGCAGATGTCGCGCTTGTCCTGATTACATTGAAGCCCATGATGTAAAGACTCACCTCGTAGACCAAACTTGGGTCAATGATGTTATCTCTGAATTCGGTGAAGATTCTCCATTCGTTGAAGCCCGTGTCATGGCGCAATTCCCTAAGTCAAGTACGGGCAAAGTTATCCCGTTCGCATGGGCTGAGATGGCAACAGAGAACGAGACCCCGCTTGAATCAAAGATAATTAAACTCGGAGTTGATATTGCCTCAGATGGTGGAGATGAATTCGTTATTGCTCGATTAGATGGTGGAGCAGTTAGCATCGTTCATCGCTCATCGGGTAAACAAAATGCCAACGCAGTTGATGTAGCAGGTGTAGTGATGAGAGAGATTGAAACCTGTATCAAGATTCATCAAGATAGAGAAGTTAGAGACAGAGTTCGAGTCAAGGTCGATACCATCGGTTTAGGTTGGGGAGTTGTATCTCTCCTCGATAGATGGGTCAAAGAGCGCTCGCTATCCGCTGACATCATCGCAGTCAATGTAGCCGAGAAGCCTAAAGACCAAGCCAAGTTCAAGAATCAAAGAGCAGAGATGTGGTGGAACGCTAGGCAGATGGTTCAACCTAAAGACGGTAAACAGGATGTGAGATTGAATGTAGATAGGTTCGTGCTATCACAAATGGCAGGTCCAACTTATACATCGGACGCATCGGGTCGAGTTGTGATTGAGTCCAAAGTTGATATGAAGAAACGGGGTGTCGCTTCGCCTGACCGTGCTGAAGCAATACTCTTAGCGCTCTATGAAAACAAATCAATCATTCAAAGCATCGCGCCAATATCCATTGGTCAATCAAACGAGTGGGGACAACTATGAGTCTTTCTGATTGGGATTTAGATTTAAGATACGGGCAACAGGGTGAGGTTTATGTCAATCGCCTTCTCACCTCTCCGATTGAAACAGTCGAAGTTAAGCGAGATAGGAAATGGTCGCGGACAGGAAACTTTTATATCGAGGTTGAGTGCTGGAGTGATAACACAAAATCTTGGTACCTAAGTGGCATCAATACCACGAAAGCCACGCATCAAGCCTTTCTTATCCATGATTCAGTTCTTATATTTCCAACAGCGAGAGTCAAGGAAACAGTCCGATTACATGGGGCTAGGGTCGAATGTTCGATACCGCCAAACTATTCTCGAGGCTTCTTGATT